ACGTGTCACACCGCGAACCGAACTACGACAATGCCTGAGCCGCCATCCCCGCCGATACCCCGGGACGTTCCGTACAAGCCAGTCCCACCACCACCACCACCGAGGTTCGCCGTGCCATTCGTCGCGGTTCCGGTGTTGATGTTCCCGGCCCCACCTCCACCACTCCCGCCAGCGCCAGCAGTGCCACCACCAGCACCGCCGCCGCCGCCGCCATATGTCTGAGCCGAGCCGGTCTGGATGCTGTTGGATACACCAGCACCACCAGCACCGCCTATAGACGCGCTTGGTGCGGTCGCTCCGGCGGAGCCAGCACCGCCGCCTCCGCCAGCGGCGTAGGTCGAACCAGGGTTCCCTGCCCCACCCGCATAGCCCTGACCGGATATGCCACTACCACCAGAAGCGCCGAGCGCCCCACCACCGCCAGAACCGCCAGCGGTTCCTGTGCGCTGGTAGTTACCCTGGCCACCTCCGCCTCCGCCAGCGGCAGACACAGAGTAAACGGTTGATGCCAGCCCATTCTTGCCGGAAAGTTCGTTGCCGCTAGACGAGCCTCCCGCGCCGCCCGTACCGACCACGACGGGGTAACTCCCGACGGGGATGTAAACCCGTTGCGCGAGTACAGCACCGCCGCCGCCTCCGCCGCCCGAGTCGTTACCGCCGCCGCCGCCGCCGCCGACAGCCAGCACATCAAAGAAACCAGCAAGCTTCACCGTCAACGTGCCATCAGCAGTAAACGAACACACCTGGAAACCCGTATAAGAAGTTTCCGTACCACCAGAAGCCGCGCCGCCCTTCAAATGGGACAACGCAACAGGACGAGAAATGCGCCTAATCGACATGGTTACGAGTTCTCCACGCCATACACACTGAAATTGACGTCAGCATGATCAGAAGACGCATTCAAATAACGCGCAGTAGGGTCCAACACTAAACCGAGAGTCAACGAGACAGTGTCATTCGCGGCAATCGACGCCTGATACACCACATACTTACCCGCAGCGTACGTCGCAGAAGCAGTGTTGATAGCTATCGTGAACAGTCGCGTGGACGCGCCAGCGTTACACACCACAATCGAAGACACCACAGTAGACGTAGACGCCGTACCCGAAGCCGCGTAAATGTTCGCGGCAGTACCGATAGTGCCCGACCCTGCGGCTGCACCAAGTTGCTTATAAACAGTAGCCATCGCCTATGCACCCATCAGTAGAAACGAATTGAAACCAGAAGCGGGAGCAGCAGCCCACGCGACACCAGAAGAAGCAGTCGAATCAGCAGTGAGCAGTTGACCATCAGAACCAACAGCAACCCTCACCCACGTGTCAGCTGCGGAAGCGGCAACAAGATCACCCTTCGCGTCAGCAAGATTCACCAACACGTTCGGCTCATCAAGATCACGGGCAGTAACCATGTGCGCCACCACAGCACCCGAAGAATGAGCAACACCACCCGTACCATCAACGCCACGAGTAACCGTCAACGTCGTACCAGAAATGTTCGTCACAGTGATGATTTCCTCATTCACCGTGTCAACATCCAGGACCAGCGTGTACGGCCTACTAGACGGGAAACCCGTCACAGCAGCCACCACAATAGAAGTAGCACTAGACGTAATATCGGTAGTGATCGTGGTGCGTTGCGCAGTGGACGAGTAATACCTACGAGCCATTTGGGTTCCTCAACTATCGACTGAAATGCATACGGATGGGGTACATGGCTTGCAGACGTTTCGCTTCCTCGTCCTTACGGACAGAGAACAGTTGAAGCAGATAACGGCCAAGAGCAGCAGCGGAACCGGGGCGTGACTGTTGCTGACCGAAGTCGGCCTCAGCAGACGCACCAGACAGGTGCGGTGCGTCAAAGAACGGCACCATCCTGTACGCGGCACCGAGACGTATAACGTCCTCACAGGATGCAGGCAAACCCGTGACAGTAACGAAATCGTCCGACGCGGCAGACAGGACAGTGGGCTGTTTCGTGTACATGATCTTCACCGTCCTACCGGGAGTGATCCCGGAAGTGATCGTGATAGACGCGCCAGACGAGAACGCCGTAGTGTCGGCAGTCGGATCAACACGGTACGAACGCACCGGCACCCACTCAAGGGACGGGCCGACAGTTTGTGCCGACACGGAGATGACGCTGCGTGCACCAGCAGGCAGCGCATAGGTACTTACGGCGGGGTTCCAGGTGATCGTCGTAGACGCCACACCCATCAAATCCGGGTACACCGCTTGGATCGTTTCGTTAATCGCAGCCTTCACAAGTGCACGCGGAAACAGCGGAGACACCGCGACACGTGTACCGGAAGCGTGCGTAGCGGCAGTAGTGCCCCGGTAGCCGCGACCATACGGAGGTGCAGTGATTGTCAACGCGGAAGTATCGACACTGTCGATCCACAGCAGTTCGTCATCAATCTCCACCACGCCACGCGACATGGCGGTAGCGTCAGCGACCGCGATAGAAGTGGCAGACGCGGAAATACTTGCCGACAAGTAAGACGCCTGATCCTGCAACGTCGTGTAGCCGTACAAGTACAGCAACGTCGAATCTGTGAGCTGATTGAAAGTGGACAAGAGTTACGCCTCCGACTTCACGAACCGGGCGGCGTTCTTATTCACGATCATGTTCGCAGGTGGCATCGTGTTCGCGTCATACGGCACACCCAAAGCCTTGCTTGCGGCCTCAGCCTCACGAACCTTCCGAATGTTCGTACCACCCGGTTGGATACCGTTAGCGCGGGCATTCGCATACGCGGGAAGGTCCTTCTTTGTTGCGTCCCACATGAACGCTTTCGGAGAGTTCATGGTTTGTGCAGGCCGCACATTCGCGTCCTGCAAACATTCGGCATAAGACTCATGGTCTTTCGTTTTGCAACCGGTACGGCAAGCCATAGCGAACCCCTTTAAACAGTTTCGATGTATGCGCCGTAACCGGCAGTAATAAGTTCTGCACGAATCGCGGACGAGATTTCGGCGCGGCGACCGCCACGCAACACATACGCATACGAATCGAATGCGTCATCAACCTGATACTGGACCGACTCCCAGTTGCCGGAGTCGTCACGGACCACGTCGAAGGCGTAGTTCCAGCGGGTCCACCACAGTTTGAACGGGCGACCCAGGATGCGTTCCTCAGTCGGCCCGCCGTTCCACCAGTACGCCACGTTCACTCCAAGACTTGTAGTGCTGACCGAACCGTGCACCACGCCGCCTTGTGGACGGCGCAGTGCACGGTTAACAATCAGGACGCGATAGACGAACCCGACTCAATGCGGTACAGGGAAGCCTGACGGTAAACAGCCCAACCAGCCAGGGCATACCAGCCGATAGGCTGGTAACGCTTCAACTGGTCAACAACCGGGCCGATAACCACATTCGGTTCCACAGCGCAAGCCTCAGCAAGAGCCTGACGGCCAGCGATGATCGTCCGGTAGTTCCGTGCAGACCCGCCACCATCAGTAGCGTTGTACGCCCGTGGGGTCTCCACAACATACGCACCACCAGTAGTACCAGCGACNGCGTTCAGGATGTTGCCAACATTCGGATCGGTGTNCTTGTGNGTGTCCTCAAAGGACAACGCACCAGTCTCCGAGCGAAGGTCATAGGCAGTCTCCGGGTGGGTGTAGCAGGCGTACANCATGCCCTCACGGGGCACAGCGTTACCTGCACGCANCTTCGCCACAGCCTTACGAATGTNCGCACCCGCGAGCGTGGTGCCAGCAACGACAAGACTGGAAGCGGTAGCTGAACCGGAATAGATCACGTTCGTGCCACCGATAAGGGTGGTCACGACGATGCGATCAATCGAGTCAGCCATGTTGTAGGCGACAATGTTTGCAATAGCCGGATCGACCTCGCTGAAAGCGAATTCTTCCAGTTTCTTCGTGTTCAACACGACATTGCCGTACTCGTTCAACGTAACCGAGACAGTGCTGACGTTACTGATCGCCGTAGCGGTCGGGTCAGTTGTTTCAGTCAGTGTTGAAGTGGCTTGCGCCAGGTCGGTGTGTAGTGAGAACACTACTGACGAACCGGGCATTGCTTGCTGCTCGGGGCGCTTGTCCGCGAGGTTGCGGAACATGGGCTGTGAGCGCAGAGCGAACTCTGCATACCGGTCATACGCGGCCTTNACTAGACCNGCGAGAGCGGAGGTATCTGTATATGCCATGCGGTGTGTTCACCTCCTTCAAGGTGGTTTAGGGGTTGGCTTGTCTGGCAGTAGTCCCTGCCTTGTTACCCGCGAAGNTGAGCCATCACTGCTTGCAGTTCCTGCTCTGTGTTCGCGCCACGGATCATCGCTTCGGCCTGTGCGGCGTCACCAGTGAACGTGGTACCCGACGCTTGTGTTCCGGCGATGCGCTGCAACGCCTCAAACTGCGGGTTGGTGGTGGCAGGTGTTTCGCTGCCTGCCGGTGAGGCAACGCCGAACAGTTCACTGTTCTCCGTCACCCATCCGGCTATCTCATCTTCCGATGAGAGGTCAGCCGGAATGACCTTCGCAATAGCGGGGTTCATTCCTTTGGCTGTGAGTACATCTTTGACTGAGCGTTCACGCAGTGCCTGCATCGTTGCTGTCAGTTTTTCTTCCAGCTCCTTCGCCTTTTTAGCGTTGGCCTTTGCGGCAGCCCTCGCGTTACGCAGGGCATCAGTACCACCCTGATCAGGGGTAGTGGGTTGATCTTCGTCGTCCCAATCATCGAACTCGGACATGCGTTCTCCCATTTCCTTTAGTGAGGTTGTTCGCCACCCACACGGCACACTGGGGAAGTGGACGTGGCTGTGACTACAGGACTTGACAACTCCAGGGCCTGCCGGTCTGGAGCGGCTATTGGGGTGTCGGCTTACGCCGACATTCGGGGGCGTGTCGGC